ACATCTGAAAGAAAGCGGCTCGCTTTATTGCTGGGGCATAGACGAGCCGCTCATGGATATTTACAACTACATCTTAAAACCGAAAGCCCGCGCGGGCGAGATAACTTTCCGAAATCTCATAACATGGGACAAGGGCAACGGACAAGGGCAGAACTCCGAAGAATACCGAATGTTTGCAATCGCCGACGAGAAATGCTTGTTTGTTATGAACGGGCAGCAGAACTACGGGCGCGACTTGTCAACATGGTATGAGGGCTTTGAGCCGTTTAGAATGTTATGGATTGACAACGTAAAAGCGGCAGGGCTCACGCTCGAGAAAGCCGAGAAAATAGCGGGCAGCACTTACGCCTCGCATTATGGCAGCAAGTCGCAATACTCTTTTATAACCGCCGAGGCATGGGCGAACATGAAAGCATATTGTGAGGAAAACAATATAGACGCATTCAAGCGGGAATACGAGGAAGTCAAGCGGGCGTGGTATGATACGCGCGCATACTTCAACAACACATGGGACAACATGAATAACGTGTGGCACTTTGCGAAAACCTCGGGCGCGGAACGTGAAAGCGCAGGCGGACACGCAACACCGAAACCCGGGGCACTTTGCGAGCGCGCAATAAAGAGCAGCAGCCGCGAGCGTGAAACCGTTCTCGATTTTTTTGGCGGCTCCGGCTCGACATTGATTGCAGCAGAGAAAAACAACCGCAAGGCGTTATTAATCGAACTCGAGCCGAAATGGTGCGACGTTATCCGCAAGCGCTGGACTAAGTGGGCGCAGGAAAACGGGCGCAAAGTCGGCTCGGGCGGGCTCGAATAAATGCAATATTTGAGAAACAGTAGGGGGCGACAATGGGACGTAAAAAAATCGTAAAAGAAAAAGAACTACTCGCAGCAATCGCCGATAGTCGCGGCTTTTATTCTGTTATTGCCGAGCGCCTCGGCGTAGCGTGGGCGACTGTAAAGAGCGCCGTAGAGGAAAGCGACGCCGCACAACTCGCAATCAGAGCCGAGGAAGAAAAAACACTCGACTTCGTAGAGGGAAAAGCAATCGCGCGCATTAAAGCGGACGACGGCGCTATGATACGTTTTTACCTCGCAACTAAGGGCAAAAAACGCGGCTACACATACGACGAAACAACGGCAACGGCAGAGGCAGCAATCGCCGACACCGAGGTAAATATCAGCGTAAACGGCGGCGAGCCCGCACCAGCAGAGGAGGACGAATGACGAAAGCGGAAAAGAAAAAACTAGTAGACGTTATAGACCGGTGGACGGAAAGCGCCGAGAGTTTTTATAAACATTTCGAGGACGTATTCAAAGAACGACCCGACGCCGTAAATGAATTGCGCGAGCGTTGTGATAATGCAATGACTGTAAACGAGTATATTTTCGAGTGCGGCTTTATTGACGTAGACCAATATTTAAGCAATTACGAACGCCTCGAAAAAATACTAAATAAACTTGATAAACTGTTAGAGGCGGACGCGTGAACATAGATAGCCGCGAACTTTTCGCGCCGGTGTATAACCGCGCATTTAATGACATATTCGCAGCAGAGCCGAAACACGAGCGCTGGACGTTTCCGGGCGGGCGCGCGTCGTGTAAATCGTCGTTTATCTCGCTTTGTGTCGTGCTGCTTATCGTTATGTTTCCACGCTATAACGCGCTCATAGTACGCAAGACTTCAAAATCTATGCGCTATTCAGTGTGGGAGCAAATCGTGTGGGCGATAAAAACTCTACACTTGCCAATAGCAACCGGCACAAAAGGCTACGGCTTTAAAATACCGAAATCGCGCAACGCTGCGCTCCCGATAATTTACCGACGCAAAAACGGCGACGAGCAAACGATTTTATTTGCAGGGCTCGACGATCCCGAAAAGGGAAAATCTATGAAAATCTCGAGCGGCTATATTGCGATATTGTGGATTGAGGAAAAGACCGAAGTTGAGCGCGCAGACTTGCATAACTTGAAATTATCAGCATTACGCGGCGGCGACCGCTTTTATATGTTTGAGTCATTCAACCCGCCGAGCGCTACGCGGCATTGGTGTAACGCAGAGCTGCGGGAAAACGACCCGCGCCGTATGATTGTACGCACAACTTACTTAGACATACCAAACGAAAAGCGCCTCGCGTGGCTCGGTGAGTCTATTCTTAACGACATTGAAACGACAAAGAAAAACAACCGCCGAGCGTATGAAAATATATTCCTCGGTAAAGCAACCGGCACCGGCCGCACGGTATTTGAAAACGTGCGCCTCGAGGAAATCACCGACGAGCAAATCGACTCATGGGGCGGCGAAACATGGCAGGGCATAGACTGGGGCTACTTCCCCGACCCATACGCCTACGGCTCAATGCACTACGACGCGCGCACACAGACGCTTTATATTTGGGACGAGCTCTATTTGTGGAAACACGGCAACGAGGCAGCGTTTGAAAAGACCGCCGAGCACATGAAAGCGCAGGGGCTTAGTATATACGAGGACAGAACGACGGCGGACTCGGCAGAGCCTAAGAGCGTGGCGGACTTCCGCTCATGGGGCGGAAACACACGCGGCGCATACAAGGGGCGCGGCTCACGCGACGCGGGCTACAAGTGGCTGCAAGGGCTCGCCGCTATCGTAATCGACGCCAAACGCGCGCCGCACGCTGCCGACGAGTTTACGCTCTACGAGTACGAAATCGACAAGCGCACCGGCGAAATATTAGAGGGCTATCCCGAGGGGCAGCCCGACCACTTTATAGCGCTAACACGCTACGCAAGCGAGCACGAGTGGCGGCACGCTGGCGCGTAAAAATGACTATAACGGCATACGAGGACACAAAATATGTTTGAAAAAATAAGGGGCTTTTTTATGAACATCTTAAAATATTTTCATACGCAGACAGTCGAGGAAATCACCGGCGTAAATACAAATATCACTTCCGAAATGTACCGCCATATTGAACTATGGGCGGACATGGCCGCAGGCGCCGCGCCGTGGAATAAAGACGCGCCCGCGTGTGGAATACTCCCGCAGATTGCGGGGCGCTTAAACTATTTCGTAAAGCGTGAAATCGGGCTCGACGTAAAAAACGAAACGCTCGAAAAGCCATTAAAGCACCTTAACAAGAACGTGGGGCGCATTGTAGAAAATATCGCACTCCGCGGCGCTGGACTTCTGCGCCCTATCTACGCAGCCGGAAAGCTGCAATATGAACTACTCCCGCTCGGCAACTACTTGCCGACAAAATACGACTTTGACGGCACACTTACCGGCGCAATTATTCTCAAACGCATGGACGAGGGAAAGCGCGATTTTATCCTCACAGAAACTCACGACTTCGACGGCAAAAACCACGCCGTAACAGTAAAACTCTATGAGGACAAAAACGGCACACTCCGGGAAACCTCGCTCAAATCATGCAGCGCAACCGCAGACCTTACGCCGTTTTACGTGTGGGAAGATTGCGGCCGCCCTATGATTGTGGAGTTTAGATCAAGCGTTACAAATAATATTGACGGCTCAAATACTCCCGTCGCGCTTATCGACGCGGCTATCGAGATTATCGAGAAAGCCGACGAGCAATTCGCGCGCATGGATTGGGAACAAGAGGCCGGCGAAAAGCGCGTATTTGCCGACCGCGATATGTTCGCAGATCGTAAGAAAAAAGACCGCGACGGCAATACGCTCATAGAAAAGACAATCAGCACAAAGACATTAAACAAACTCGTTGTAAAGATTGACGGCTCGGGCGTAGACAATAACGACAAGATACACGAATACTCGCCGGAGCTGCGTACCGAGGCGCAGGAAAAATATTTACAGACTATTTTCAAGCGCATAGAGCAGACTATCAACCTCGGCAAGGGAACTATAAGCGACGCCGAGCAAGTGCAGCAGACCGCGACACAGTACAGCGGCGGACGGCAGGAACTCTACGCAATCGTAGACGACATCGAGGACGAAATCGCCAGCAAGTACGCAGACGCTGCCGAGGTATTCGCGTATATGGCACGCGCCTACAAGCTGGCGGGCGCTCCACGCAGCGGCGAGGAAGAACTCTATACAATCAAGTGGAACGACGACCAAACACGAAAAGACATAACCGCGGCTAAACAAATGGCTATGCAGGAAGTGAGCGCGGGCGTGCTCAATAAATGGGAATACCGCCGCGACTTCTACGGCGAGGACGAGGCAACCGCAAAGGCGAACGTACCGCCGGAGCCGGAACTTGCCGCGCCGTTTGGTTTGGCTTAAATCTTGCGTATAACGCACGCAATACGCCCCGGTAGTGAAATTATACCACCGAGGGCAAACGGACGCGCTACGAGCGCGCTATTGAATTCCTAGAGGGGTTTTTATTATGAGCGGGAAAGCAGAAAAACGACTACGACAGAAAATACGCAATTTACGCGACCGCGCCGTTTTAGCGTGGCGTTTATTTTGGGGGCGCTGGTAATGAAAAACTTTATAATTGGATTTATAACGGCGCTTGTAATAGGCGCATGGGTTACGCTTGCCGTAGTGGGCGTTATTTCCGTAAAAGTGGCAATTATTGCGCCGGTTTGTTTAGCGCTGGGCGTTTGCGTCGGCGCGACAATTATAGCGGCTATGCTTGCGCCGTAAGGAGTAATAATTGTTATCACCTCGTTACCTCGACGGCCTAAGCGACGAAATCGCGGACATATACGCGCAGCTCGAGGCCGACATACTCAAAGACATGGCGCGCCGTATTGCGAAACTCGGAAAGATAACCGAGGCGAGCAAGTGGCAGGCGGCTATGCTGGCAGAAACCGGCGCACTTAAAAAAGACGTTGCCCGCATAATCAGAAAATACGACCCGAAAATACAACGCGAAATTAAAGCAATTTATAACGACGCTATGATTAAAAACGCCCGCGCAAATAACCGCATATTCGAGGACGCGCTCGGCCACGGCGTAAGCGATATAAACGCGCAGGCTATGCTCGCGGGCATACAGAAAACACACTCCGACCTATCGCGCCTCACACTCACCACCGCATACACAACCGAGCAGCAATTCGTACAGCAGGCAAACGCCGCGTATATGCAAGTAACAAGCGGCGCGTTTGATTATGACGCCGCCATGAAAAGCGCTTGCGACAACCTCGCCGAGCGTGGCGTAACGTCGGTATACTATCGCAACGGGCGCCCGGTACATTTGAGCATAGAGGCCGCCGTCCGCATGAACGTATTAACCGGCGTAAATCAGACCGCCAGCGCTGCGACAATGGACGATTGCGACGCGCTGGGCTGCGACCTCGTGGAAACGTCCGCACACATAGGCGCGCGCCCGAGCCATGAGGCATGGCAGGGGAAAGTATTCTCGCTATCGGGATCAAGTAACAAATACCCGCCGTTTAGCGTTTGCGGGCTCGGCACAATCGACGGCATTTGCGGCATAAATTGCCGACATTCATATTATCCATATTTCGAGGGGCTCGAGAAACATTACACAACGGACGACCTCGACGAAATGGCAAAGCAGACAGTTACCTACGACGGCAAGGAAATGACACGCTACGACGCCGAGGAAAAGCTGCGCTATATGGAGCGCAACGTCCGCAAGTACAAGCGGCGCGCAATCGTGCAAGAGGCCGGCGGCGTAGACAACACCGCAGCACGCGCGAAAATTGGCGAGTGGCAGGCACGCGCGCGCGACTTCACAAAGCAGACCGGCATAGCACGCGACACGGCGCGGGAGTTTGTCGGCACAATAGACGGCAAGCAGCCGCGGGCAATTCTGCCGCCGAAAAAATGACTATATCCACATGAGAATAATTAGCGACGAGTTATACGCGCGCCTAGTGAAAATACTAGCGCAGGACGAGAAAGTAGCCGTATTTCAGCAGCTACTTCTCTCGCAGAAAGCAGAGCCGACCGACGAGCCGGACAAAATCGAAACAGAAAGCGAGGTTAAATAATGGCATACGCAAGAGTAACACCACGCGCCCGACAAGGCACAACGGGCATTAACGTAGAGGCCGACGTTTTAGCAGGCTCGGGCGTTTGGATAAATCCGCCCGACAGAGTAGCGGCCGTTACAATCGCCGTGCATATACCAGCGGGAGAAAGTGCAACATTCACAATCGAAACTTGCTGCAATCGCCCGGAAACAATCGGCGAGGACGGCACCGGCGGCTATTGGGACAACGTTTACGGCGACAATGTAACGCTTACCGAAAACACCGTAGTAATGATTGCGAACGCCGTAACGGGTATTCGTGTAAATTGTCTTACAGCAGAGAGCAGCATTAACGTTGCATTTTGCGGGTAATGGGGGCGCGATATGAGCAGATACGACGGGCTTATAATTCCTCGCTCATATAGTGAGTACATAAACAAAACCGACGCGGCGACACTCTCGCAGGCGCTCCAATTATCGGGCGTTATGGATAACGCGCCGACCGCTGGCAGCAGCAAGGCCGCACGCTCGAGCGGTATAAAATTGGCGCTTGTAGATATAGAGTGTCAAATCGCAAACATACCGCGCATTACTCCAAAAGATATAACCTCATACGTAACCGACGGCACACTATGGCAACGATTGAACGGTACGAACGGCTTTAAATTGTTTGAGGATTTACGCGTCGGCGATTATATCAAAATGAGTCGACCAATAAGCGCATACGAGCGATCGGGACAATATCAAGCAACCGGCTCGCAATATGTAACAATAGCGGGCATTGATACGCTCATGTATAAAGGCGATCAAGGGAGCGGCATAAATTATCATCATTTAGTCATGGTACCGGGGCAAGGTTTTGGCGGCACACAGCACTTTGGAAGAAGTCGTATGAACGCGACAAACACCTCGGCTGGCGGGTACGTCGGCTCGGAAATGAACGCTACAACAATCGGCGCCGTTGTGTCGTCGGGCAGCACCGCGGCCACCGCCTCGATTAATCAACAACTATATGCAGAGTTTGGCACACACTTAAAAACAATTCGAGCGCTATTGTCTAACGGCATAAACACGGGCGGCGTAAATCGTTACGGCACGGCCGACGGCTGCTCTAATAATTGGGCATGGACTAGCGGACAAGCCGTGTTATTATCCG